TGGACGTGCAGCGTCACGGATTACGAGGTTCCAAACAAGTCCGAGTGGGCCGCGTACCGTCAGGCCCTGCGAGATGTGACGACGCAGACCGACCCGTTCGCGATCGTGTGGCCCGTGGCGCCATCGGCTTGAGTGTTCAAATCCACAGCGTGAGACTTGATTGACTTTATGGAGGTGCCCAGGGCCCCTATTATTTCATAGACTCCACGGAGGGACGCACGTCCCGAGCCCCGTGGACTTTATGGCCCCCAGGACCCCAGGTGGTCCCTCCCGTTTTCCGAATGTGAAAGCCCAAAGCTCTTGTGCAGACCTCGCACCACCTCCTACAAACTTTAAATTTTCTTAAATTATTGTTTTTTCTTGGCCTAAATTTTTTTGAAACATTGGCATTGGGGTTTCAGATTCGGAAAACTCTTAAAAAATTAAATACAAATCTTATCAGTATGAAGTGTGTGGTGGACTGGTGCCAGGCCGATGGCGACCCGGAACGAACTGAGGATGCGGATTGCACAAACAAATCTCGCCAAGTAATAGTACTCGATGAGCTTCAATCAGGGGGCCCCAACGGTCCCGACGCTCATAAACTCCAGTGCAGTCCTAGTGACCGGCAATGCAGTTTCAGCAAACGCGCTGACCGTGAGACAGTTCGGCACGGGCAACGTGTTCAGCGCCCAGACGACCACCGGAGCTACGGCTCTCTTCGTGGGGGCGAACGGGAATGTCGGCATCGGGACGGCGAGTCTAGGTGCAACATTGACCGTTCTTAGTAACCTCGTACACTTTAGTAATACTCTTGGAATCGGTTATCAGAACGGAGGTGGCATTGCTCTAGGAAGTTGCAACGGGGGGCCGGGGCTCGGGCATTGGTACATAGGTACGCAGGCCGTAAACCGCGATAACGGTGCAGGTCCTTTTTTCGATTATGGAAATCAGGGAGATCTTATTTTTAATCGTCACTCAGGGGGGCTGGCATCTGCGCCGATGGCCGAAGTCATGCGCATAAGCGGAACATCTGGAAACGTCGGAATCGGGACGACGAATCCCATTTGGACACTTTCTACACAATATGCCGGTAGCAATGATTCAACGAGTACTGCAAACTTGAATTTTGCAGTTGAAATCCATAATTCGGTAGCCACAGGTGCGAATAATCGTCACAACTTGATCCTTTTTACTGATAATAATTCTACACAGGCGGCGATGGGCGGGTTCCGAAGAACTCAAACGGCTGATTACACAGGTGGGCTAGTTTTTTACGTCGCCAACCAGCCCGCTGGTTACACGCAGTCTCGACCAGCGTCTACACTTCAGGCGTCGACTTCATTGACGGAAGCTATGCGCATAGATTATAATGGCCGTGTAGGTATCGGGACGGCGAGTCCCGCATTTCCTCTTGATGTGTCGTGTGGTGCGGCGGGCACGGCTGATAATATCACATGGCGAAACACGACGTGTGAACTAGGAAGGCTGGGTTATACGGGTGCGACTTCAGGTGGGGGTGGGTTTTTGTCACTGAGCAACAGCGGAAGCCTCGGTGGTGGCGTTATTTTGCGAGGACAAAACGGTCCGAGTTATATAAATTCTGGCAACGTCGGCATCGGGACGACTAATCCAAACGCGAAACTTGACGTCCGCGGATCTTCTAATATTTTAGGAGTGACAAATTCAGGACCTTCACTTTTTGTTAATGGTAATCCAAATGAATTCGGTCTAGATTCTCTTATTAAAATTACAACGTCGGGTGGCAGCCAGAATAATAGCGCTCCGTATGTAAATCGTGCATTTCTTGAATTACAATCTAATACCGCGCAGGGAAATTTTAATTATAATATGATATCTGTCACACGCAATGCTGGCACTCCCGGTGAAGCTAAATATGCACATATTACAGGAGATGGCAGTGCTTATTTTGCCGGCAACGTAGGAATTGGGACGAATGCACCTGCCTACAAGCTCGAAGTGATTGGAATAGGAAATATGATTGCTGCTACTAATCTTCAGTCAACCGTGACTCAGATGTTGGGAACGAGTACTACTATTGGATTCACCGGAACGAAAACAAATCACAATACATATATAGTTTCGAATAACGGAGCAGGGGGTAATATTGTATTGAACGCCGCTGGTACAGCATTCTTCCCCCTATCGGGAAGCACGTGTGAACTCGGGGGCGCGAGTAACCGTTGGTCTACAATATACGCCGTCAATGCTCTCAACACATCTGATCGAAATTTGAAAGAAAATATCAGTGATGCTCCACTTGGAATAGATTTTGTTAACGCGCTGAATCCTAAAACATTTACATGGAAAGAATATACCCAAACGGTTGTCAACCCCGTGACTGATGAGCCGCGAACCGTCACGAAGCCGGCCGGGACCAGACTTCAATATGGTCTGATTGCTCAAGACGTTAAGGATGTTCTAGACAAATTCGGTATAGATTCAAAAGATTTTGCAGGGTACGTAGATTCTACCGTGAATGAACCTGATAAGCCGCAAGTCCTTTACCTTAATTACATACAGTTCATTCCAATTCTGATCAAGTCTGTAAAGGAACTCTCGGCCGAGAACACCACACTCAAGCAGTCGCTCGCCTCTATGGAGTCCCGCCTCGCAGCGCTCGAGGCACGGGGTTAAATTCCAAACTTAACATAGGAATGAGCACCCGTCTGCTCTTCGCAGACTCCAAGAACCGTGACGTCCGGTTATTTCCATCTGGAAATAACTACGTCCTCCACCTGACCACGCCGATAAAGGACATCGAACGTGTCGACCTGGTCAGTGCCCGCGTACCTAATACAATGTACAACTGTACAAATGGATCTAATGTTCTGAGCATCAACAGCTCAAATGTCAGTATCAACACGGGGTTTTACTCGGTTTACGGACTCGCAGCAGCCCTGACGGCGGCAAGTACTATCGTACTTGACTATCTCCCAGACGAGGGTCATTTCCTGTTTTCATCAGCAGCCTCCTTTACTGTGTTCATACATTCCCAGGAACTTGCTACGATGCTCGGCCTTTCCCGGGGATCTCTGCTCACGTCCGCCCTCGCAGGCCCCACGGACCCGGCCTACGCCGCCAAGTACATCATACGGTCCTCGACCCTCGTGAACATGAGCCTGAACGAATACGTGTTCCTGGACATTGACGAGCTCAGGACGCCGAGTCACGTGGATGCTGGCGCGCTGACGGCGAGCGGCACAGTGAGTGGCTCGAACGCCAATCGCAACTTTGCACCCGTCATGATGGATGTTGGTTCGGGATGTATCAAAAACTTCCATGAGAATAAAGACTATAGTGTTTCCGTGACGTATCCCGAGCCCATCAGTGTTCTTCAGCGTCTTACGGTTCAGTGGGTCGACAAGTCTGGGGCGCCAGTGAATTTCAGAGGGTGGGAAACTAATGCATTTGTGCTGCGTCTTCATATTCGGGATCGTGAATATGAAGAAGAGCAAGAGGATCTGAAGGACATGAGCCGTAGGCTCGGGGACCTGGAAATTAAGCGAATGCTCGACGAGCAAGCCAAACCTCCTCCGCCGCCCCCACCTCCTAAAAAGACTCCATTTGGAAAATGGACGATACTCATTATTTTGGTTTTAATTGCAATGGGATACTGGGGCTACAAGACGTTCTTGAGACCGAACCCCGTGCCTGATTTGTACGCCTAGCGGGTTACGGCGTATACGTTCGAAGGCTTCTGGATGGTCACGTTGCGCGCGGCAAACTTGATCAGCATGTACGCCAGGACGGACAGCAGGGTCGTCAGCAGTGCGGTGATCAGGAAGAATGAGTTGGTGTTGCGCGGCACGTTGATGACGGCAGACACCATGGCGCGCACAAAGTCGAGCCACGACAAGCTGGCAGTGAAAGCGAGGGAGCCGACAATGGCGTTCAGGGCGAAAGACTCAATCTCGACGGCGGCGGAAACGAGGGAGGATGCCATTTTACTACTTACATAGGAAATTTTTTACTGGCGTCTGACCATCATGACGCCCGCCACGCCTCCTGCAATTCCGAGGACCGTCGTCAGAAGAATGAGCTTCTCGCGCCAGTCCTGGGCACACTCACACGGGCGGCGCTCGATGTCCCACAGGAAGCTCACGAGGGCAAAGAACGCGAGCAGGCCAGCCGCGCTGATGAATACCCCGAACGGCACGAGGTACTTTCCGTCGCGGATGAGCATGAGCACGAGCGGGGCGGCGATGGCGATAGCGTACCAAACCTTGAGGTACTGGCGGCGCCAATCCGCGCCGCACGAGCACCCAGCCCGCTCGAGGCTCAGAAGCCACCACAGGGCGATGCCATTCGTAATGAGTGACGGAGTGAAAACAATTGCTGGGTGCATTTATTATTATAAAAGAATTTTTCATTACTCATCCTCAAAGTCCGACTCGTCTGGGAGTGACGTCCATTGCACCTTGTCGAACATTGGTGCGTCCTCTTCTACATCCGAGTCTGAAATTTTAAAAATTTTAAATTCTGTTTTTGAAAATGGAACTGGAGCCCACTGAACACAGTCATTTGGATCCCACGGTTCAGGCACCTCCATAAGATTCCTTCGCCTTTTCAACTGCATTCTTCAACGCGCGTTCGGCTGGCGTCTCGGGTTCCCACTCGTCCCACTCGTCTGCACATTTATTCACAAGAATAAGATTCGCGTCTGATCCCTCGTAGCGATTCCATGGCGGGTCAGCGCCCTCCACGTCCTCTTCTTCAATCTCGTCCTCTTCTTCAATTTCTGGAAAAAAAGTTCCAATTTGTTTTCCAGTTACATACCTGGCTGAGAACATGAGGCCCATGTATACATCCTGGGCGAGGACCGTGTCGCGGCCACATGCATGGGCGTAATGGCCCGCGATGACGATTGCAGATTCCATGACTGGGAGGAACACGTCCATATTCTTTTAAACTATAAAAGAACTTTGGCCAGTTTCATCCATGTTGTCGAAAAGGACACGCATATTCGTGAACCCCGTCACCTCCAAGAATTGATAATACCTGGCCCATATGGTCACGACACGATTCTGTGCGAGTGCCGGATTGTGCGGGGCTAGAAAAAAATCAAAATATTGATGTTTTATTCTTCCAAAGTTGACGGCGCCTGACGGTCTTGACGATTCAGGGTCGAGTGAAAACGAATACATGTAGAATGGCCTGGCTGGAACACGCGTGTGATTTTCAATGAATTGTGCCGTTCCGAGGAGAAGATTGGTTCCAATGATTGGATCGAGTCGCTGAGCCTCGTTGAAATACATTGCAAGTGAATTCAATTGATTTAAATTTGAAAAGTTTAGAGAGTAAGACGGTCCGGCAATGTTGGATGAGTCGAGCCAATAGTCAAATCCAATTGCGTTTTGATTTTGAACAGTAAAGAAAAGTTCCTTGACTGGGTGGAGAAAGTTTGTGACGCACCGCACGTTTGATGTTCCGGCCGGTGCAATATACCTGGCTCTCTGAACATTTTCAGATAGGTAAATGACCGATCCTCTTTTCTGAATGTGAGCTCTTTCATTCTCACTGAGAAATACATATT